AATGCCCGCCAACGAACTGGCCGCCCGCGTTGTCCTTTCGCGCGCTGAGACCAATACCGAGATCATCCGCAACGGCTTCCTCACCGCATCCATCAAGCACAGGATTATGGACGCCGCCACGCAGTTCGCCAGCGAGCCGCTCTACGTTGACGACCGCGGCGGCCTTACGCTGCTCGACATCCGCGGCCGCGCGCGCTTGGCCGTCCGGCGCTGGGGCGTGAAGTGCATCTTCGTTGACTACCTGCAGCTCGTCTCGCACAGCGGCGCCCAGTCCCGCGAAAACGAAGTCGGCTTCGTCTCCCGCGGACTCAAAGCCATGAGCATGGAGCTGGGCGTGCCGGTGGTCGCCGCCGCCCAGGTCAACCGCCAAGCGGAAAACCGCAGCGACAACCGCCCCAAACTTAGCGACCTCCGCGAGTCCGGCAGCATTGAGCAGGACGCCGACATCGTGTGCTTGGTCCATCGCCCCTGCTACTACGCCGTGCAGGACCAAGAACCCGACCCGCAGGACGCCGAGCTGATCGTTGCCAAGCACCGCGCCGGCCGCACCGGGACACTCAACCTTACTTGGCGCCCAAGCCTCACCCGCTTTGAGGGCACCGCGCCGGTTGGCCGCACCAGCGACAGCGATGGCTCCGTCTACGCGCCGGACAAACAGCTCTGGGAGGCGCTCAATGAATAGCGCGATTGCCGTATGCGGCAGCGATAAGCGCAACGCCGACTACTGGCGCTCTCGCGTTAGCAAGCGCCGCTGGATCAAGGACAACAAAGAGGTTGAGTCCACAAATTACTATGTGCGCATTCAAAGAAACGGCGAAAGACGTGAATACCACCTAAAAACGCAAAACATTGATGAGGCCGCCGAGCGCGCAGCAAATTTATGGCAGGAACTGCTCGCGTCCGTTCCAAAGTGGAAAAACAACGAAACCAAGCCGCTTTGGTTTGTAGATCCCTCGCACACTAATGTGCTGCGTCTTGCCGACTTTTCTGCCCAGTGCGCAGGCGTATATTTTTTAATGTTTCAGAGTCGTGTCGTTTATGTCGGCGCGACTCATTGTGTAGCCAAGCGCATTGGCGATCATTGCCGAAACAAGCGATTTGACCGCGCTTACTTTATTCCGGCCGAGTTGCAGCACGCATTCGCTATTGAGCGAACATATATTCACAAGCTGCAGCCCGTTTACAATCGCGCAGGAACATCACGCCGAGCTACGGATCGACGCAACGGCCTAAAGGAGGCCGCATGATTAACTCCCGCCAGAAAGGCGCATGCTTTGAGCGCGAAGTCGCCAAGGCGTTGACCGCCGAAGGATTTCCGGCAAAGCGGGGTGCGCAAGTGAGCCAAGGATCGTGGGGAATCTCGGCTCCCGATGTTGTCGTGCCCTGCTTGCCGGATTGGCACTTTGAGTGCAAGCGCCACGGCCGCGCCCGCTTTGATCTTGATGCGGCCATGGCTCAAGCGCAGCGCGACAAACTCCCGGAGCAACGCGCCGTAGTTGTCCACCGCAAAGACGACTGCCGCCGCCTTTATACGCTCAACGAAGAGGACTTCTGCGCCCTGATGCGTCACTCCGACTTTCCTATCCAACCAAAAACCCAACCAAACACATAACCATGCCATCCAAAACCATAACCACGCCCGTGGGCATCGCCCGCTACGCCAGCCTCAATAAACCCGACACGAAGTTCGATGAAGTCGGCGTTTACAAAGTCAACCTCGAGATGTCTGCCGAGGAAGCCGAACCGTTCCTCAGCCAAGTCGAGTCCCTGCTCGCCGAGTTCGTTGCGCAGAAAAAGGCCGAGCTGAAGAAGGACAAATTGAAAATGCACGCCGCGCCGTGGGAAGACAACGACGGCCTCGTCCAACTCAAGCTCAAGGTGAAGGCCATGGGCAAGGGCAAGGACGGCGAGATGTACAGCCGCGCACCCAAGCTCTTCAACGCCGCGGGCGAACCCATCACCGACAACATCGGCGGCGGCTCCAAGATCAAAGTCGCGGTAGTTCCCTACTGCTGGTACACGGCGTCCCTCGGCGCCGGCGTCACGCTCCAGCCCAAAGCGGTGCAAGTCCTTGAGCTGGTCACTTGGGGCGACGGTGGCAGCGCCGTGTCCTACGGCTTCGACGTGTCCGAAGCCAAGCCTGCCGCACGCAAGACCGGCACTGACGACGAGGAGATCAGCTGGTAATCGCCATGCCCAAGAAAAACACCACACGCAAACCGGCTAAGGCCGCACCCGCACCTGAGCCGGACCGCTATAACGCGGCCGGCCAGAAAATCGTCAAGCTCCAGAAGCTGCGCAGCCATCAAAAGTATCTGCTTAAAGATGGCTCGCAGGTTCCCGGCGCCTCGACCATCGCCAAGATCGGCGACGACCAGAGCAACCTCATCACATGGGCGTGGAACCTAGGCAATGCCGGACAAGACTTCCGCAAGGTTAGGGATAAGGCTGCGGATATCGGCACGATCTGCCATTTTTTGATCGAATGCCACTTCCATGGCTGGGAGCCGGACTTGAGCGAATATGCGCCCGCCGACATTGAGCGCGCCAACATCGCCTTCGCCAACTTCCTGCAGTTTTGGAACGAGCAAGAGCTGACCGTGCTGGAGCCGGAGGTGCAACTCGTCAGCGAGGCTCACTTGTTTGGCGGCACCATCGACGCTCCGAGCGTAGACAGCAAGGGCCGCGTTGTCCTCCTTGACTGGAAGACCAGCGCCGGCATCTACACCTCGCAAAAGTTGCAGCTCGCAGCCTACGAGCGACTGTGGAATGAGAACCGAAAGGACCAAGTCGTGCAACGCCGCGCCGTTGTCCGTATCGGCAAGGACCGCGCCGACGACCACAGCATCGAGTGGATGTTCAGCAGCGACAACGAGTGGGAATACTTTAAGGCCCGCCTTGATCTCTACTACGCCGGGTTGCGTTACAAGAAAGCTGCCTAAGATGAACCTGCAATCAACTTACACAATCCAAGAAAGGGTGACAAGGGCTGGGCGCATTGTTCCAGCAATAGTTATCGATGCGGACATTAAAGATGATGTGCTAAATTACACTTGGCATATGGCCGGCGGAAAGGGTGTCGGCAAATATCCAACGGCACTAATTAACGGAAAGCCAATGATGCTGCACCGGTTTGTTTGGTCGCTGAAGCGCGGCGCGCCTCCAAAGATGATTGATCACATTGATCGCAATCCGCTCAACGCAACCATCGACAATCTTCGCCAAGCAACATGGGAGATTAACAACATGAACCGAGTTTTCCGTTGCGGCAAATCGATGCCAGGCACCCGCAAAAGCTACAACAAATGGCAGTCTCGTCTCATTGTGGGCGGAAAACGAGTTCATCTGGGCATGTTCTCCACCGAGGCCGAAGCGCACGAATGCTACATGGCTGAAAAAGCAAAACTCCTAGCCGCCTAATGAAACGCACCCGCCGGTTCGTCGTCCGAGAACAGACCTTTGGTCTGGTCGTGGAGTTCTATTGTGGAACGCCACAGGCATCGGCGATCCGGCGGTGTGCGAACATTCTCAATCTCGACCCCAAAGACCCGGACAACCAGCCCGACGACTCAGACGCCGCTTGGGCCATGTGCCTCGGCAGCCAAGCGGTCGTCTGGATTGAAGACGCCGCCGACACCGGCTCGCTCGTCCATGAGCTGTATCACGTTGTGCAGGATTTCTTGAAGCACATCACCTCAAGCGACGAAGAAACCGGCGCCTACTTGATCCAATACCTTTTCCGAGAAGCCATCAAAAAGAACAAACCATGAAAAAACCCGCAGGACTCTACGCAAACATCCACGCCAAAAAGGCCCGCATCGCCGCCGGAAGCGGTGAACGCATGCGCAAGCCCGGGTCTGCCGGCGCGCCGACCGCCAAAGCCTTCCGCGCATCCGCCAAAACCGCCAAAGCGCGCCGATGAGCGACCCAACCGTCACCTTTCTGCGCAACTTTAATCGCTGGCGCCGCGGTGAAGATGACCGACAGCCGCCTAGCGGTCTAAGGGTCGGCAAGGCGATTGATGACGCCTGCGACAAGATTGAGCGCTTCAGCAGCGCACTGCATGACATCGCCGCCTTGGACACCTCGCAAGACGCCAGCCCGCAGCAATGTGCCGCCGTTTTGCTGGCCATGAACGCACTTGGGAAATGACCTCCAGCCTCCTCATCGCCCTAGTTGGGTTCATCTATTTCGCCGTTGCCATCGACCTCGGCCTGCTCCAGCACCGCTACTGGCATAGTCTGATTTGGCTGGGCTACAGCATCGCCCAAATCGGGCTGTGGAGGGTAACCATCTATGACTAAGCCTCGAGACATGTACGACCTGACGAGTCATCCGACCGACACGCCAGAGATCAAGGCCAAGCTCAAGCAGGCCATCAAACTTTTCAACGAAGTCGGCCGCGACCGCGCCAGCAATAATTTGCCCGCCCTCGCCGCCGCCTTCGCCGCGCGCAAGCGCAAATCCAAATGATTTATAAGTTGCAGGCTCAAGCGGGTTCTTGCCGGCGTTCATGTGGTGTGACGCCGCGGACCATCTCCGGGATGCCCAGCTCCACCGAGCGAGACGAGTGGGGCGCCTGCACAT